TTGGTTTTGTTAATACTCAGATTGGGGGTAAACGAGTTTAGATTGTTCTCTGGATTATTCGGATCTATTTTAAAATCTAGTTGGCGAGACTTATATGCGGATTTTGTTACAACACTGTTGACATCTTCATATTTATAATAGTAATTATTTGAGCTCATTATTTATAGCTATATTACTTTAGTTGTATATTTTATTTGCGTTCATTTGTTACTAGTATTACTTATTCCAAACTTTAAACGTAAATTGAACGATTTATACTTAAAAAAATTACACCAACTATACACACCAAATATGGCATCCACCAATCTTTCAAAAAAGTACCAGCAAAAGACCGACAAGCAACACATTCTCGACAACCCAGACACTTATGTGGGGTCAGTAGAGAATGTGGATGCAAATATGTGGGTTCTTGATCCAGATACATCTAAAATAACTGAGCGACAGATAGAGTATATTCCTGCATTGTACAAGTTGTTTGATGAAGGCATTGTGAACTGTAGAGATCATGTCATTCGAATGGCTCAGGCACAAGCGAATGGAGAAGATGATATCATTCAAGTAGGTAATATTGACATTAGCATAGGCGATGATGGAACAATCACCATGTTCAACGATGGCAATGGGATCGACATCGCGAAACACCCAGAGTACGATCTTTGGATACCTGAAATGATATTCGGACATCTTCGAACATCCACTAATTACAACAAGGAAGAAGAGAAGATTGTTGGAGGTAAGAATGGGTTTGGGTTTAAACTTGTTCTTATTTGGTCAACTGAAGGAAGTGTGGAAACAGTAGATCATAAACGTGGTCTTAAGTATTGTCAAAACTTTCATAATAATCTTGGCACGATCGATGCTCCCAAAATCACAAAATGCAAAACAAAACCATTCACTCGTATTACATTCAAGCCAGATTATAAGAGACTTGGTATTGATGGTATGACATGTGATATGGTAAACTTATTCAAACGTAGAATATACGATATTGCTGCGGTTACAAGTAAGAATGTAAAGGTTAAATGCAACTCACAACTTATTCCAGTGAAAACTTTTCAACAATATGTTGATTTATATCTTGAAACTGGTGCAAAGAAGGTGTATGATTCGCCAAACGACCGATGGGAGTATGCAGTTGCACTGTCTCCTAGTCACGAGTTTTCGCAAGTATCATTTGTAAACGGTATTTACACTGGAAAGGGCGGAAAGCATGTTGATTACATAGTTGGACAAATTACTCGCAAGTTGATTGCTCTCATTGAAAAAAAGAAGAAGGTTACTGTAAATGCTTCCGCAATCAAAGAACAGCTCATTGTATTTATTCGGTGCGATGTTGTAAACCCTGCATTTGATAGCCAAACAAAGGATTACATGAACACTCCTAGTTCAAAGTTTGGGTCTACATGTGTTGTTGACGATAAGACAATCGAAAAGCTATCAAAGCTGGGTATTATGGATATTGCCTGTGCTATTTCACAGATCAAAGATACAAAGGCAGCAAAAAAGACGGATGGATCCAAGACTAAAAACATACGAGGTATTCCTAAGTTGATAGACGCTAACTGGGCGGGAACTGCAAAATCGGGGGAGTGTATCTTGATATTGTGCGAGGGCGATTCGGCCAAAGCGGGCATTGTTTCGGGACTATCTTCCGAAGATAGAAATATCATGGGTGTGTATCCAATGAAGGGTAAAATTATGAATGTTCGTGGCGAAACAACAAAGAAAATATCTGAAAACACCGAAATTGCTGATATGAAAAAAATACTAGGATTGGAAAGTGGCAAAACCTATATCGACGAAGATGAGGTAAAAAGAAGTCTTCGTTATGGAAAGATCCTCTTTATGACGGATCAAGATTTGGACGGAAGTCATATCAAAGGACTATGTTTGAACTTATTTCAGACAGAATGGTCGTCTCTTTCACAGGTGCCCAACTTCATTGGTTTTATGAATACTCCCATCTTAAAGGCAAAGAAGGGGGCCGAAACACTTGTCTTCTATAATGATGGAGAGTATGATGCGTGGAAAAAGGTAAACGATACAAAAGGATGGAATGTCAAATACTACAAGGGTCTTGGAACTAGCACTGGCAAGGAGTTTCGAGAATATTTCGCTAGAAAGAAAGTTGTGTGGTTCTCACATAGCGGCAACTCAAGTGATGACACAATGGATATGGTATTTAATAAAAAAAGAAGTGATGATCGAAAAGAATGGCTGGGCACTTATGAACGCGAAACCTTTGTAGATACGTCTCTTCCGACGATTGCATATGAAGATTTCATCAACAAAGAGTTGATCCACTTTTCAAAATACGATTGTGAACGTAGCATACCGAACGTAATGGACGGGTTAAAAATCAGTCTTAGAAAAATATTGTTTGCAGCATTCAAGAAAAATCTAACAAGTGAAATTAAAGTAGCTCAGTTTACAGGATATGTATCAGAGCATTCTGGATATCATCATGGCGAGGCATCGTTGAATGGTGCAATTGTTGGCATGGCACAGAACTTTGTAGGATCAAACAATATTAACTTGTTCTCGCCGAATGGTCAGTTTGGAACAAGATTGCGCGGAGGAAAAGACAGTGCGTCGGAAAGATATATCTATACGCTATTATCTCCTATCACGCGCAAGCTATTCCCTAACATGGATGACAGTATTCTGAAATATCTCGATGACGACGGCTTACCAGTAGAACCAACATTTTATGCCCCCATTATTCCAATGGTTATTGTCAATGGAACAAAGGGTATTGGAACTGGTTTTAGCACAGAAGTTTTATGTTACAATCCTACAGAGATTATTGAATATATCCGAGATCGTCTTACAACTGGACAGTTTGAGACTACTCGCGAGTTTGTTCCCTATTATGAAGGGTTTAATGGACAGATTGCAAAGCTATCTGATGGTAAGTTTATTGTTCGCGGAAGGTATGCGATTGTTGGAGATGACAAGGTGCGAATTACTGAGTTGCCAGTTGGTATGTGGACAGATGATTTCAAAGAGTATTTAGAAAAGCTAACAGATACAACCGATAAGAATGGGAAAAAGGTAACCCCTCTCGTAAAAGATTATGATGATATGAGCAAAGACACCACTGTTGATATTACAATTACAATGACAAAAGGCACGGTGAATGCAATGAACTCGAAGGTGCTCGATCCTCAAACTGGTTGTACCGAACTAGAGAAAGCGTTGAAGATGTATACAACAATGTCAACCACCAATATGCATTTGTTTGATGCCAACGATAAGTTGCGAAAATACGCTGATCCAAATGATATTATCCACGACTACTTTGATACACGAATGCGTCTGTATGTAGAAAGAAAGGAGTTCATGGTTCACCAGCTCGAACGTGAACTCGTTGTTCTGAGCAACAAACACAAATATATTCAAGGAACACTGGATGGAGATATCGATTTACGCAGAAAGAAACGCAACGAGATCAATGAGATGCTCAAAAGCAAAAAGTTTGATATGATAGATGATGATACTGATTACAAGTATTTAACAAAGATGTCAATGGATAGTGTTACTGACGAAAATGTCGATAAACTGTCGCGTCAGTATAATGAGAAGAAGTGCGAACTTGAAACACTGAAAGAGACGACCACCGAGCAGATGTGGCAAAGAGAGCTAGAAGAACTTCATGCAGAGTATACAAAACATCGCGAACAGCTTAGATTGGCTAACAGTGGAAGTGACCAAAACAAGAAGGTAACAAAAAAGGTTATTATCAAGAAGAAAAAGGCTTTGTAGAGACATAGCGACAATAAATAGAAGACGGATCTAGTATGTATGTTTATATTGTATTTTTATTGTCTGTCAGTTTTATATTTCTCTCTTTGTGTATTCTAATAAGCTCTCTGAGAAACAAGAAAGTTATCTATCCATACAAATACCATATGTCAGATAAACCAGAGCCGAGTGATAGTAAACTATACGAGAAAGTAAAAAAGGAAGTATATAAACAACATCCCAAACATAGTGCATATCGTAGTGGAATAGTTGTAAAAACGTACAAAGAGAGATATGCCAAAAAAAATGGTAATCGAAAACAGCCATACAAAGGAAAAAAAACGAAAAAAAAAGGGCTTGGTCGATGGTTCAGAGAAAAATGGGTTAATCAGAGAGGAGAAGTTGGATATAAATATAAGAATGATGTGTATCGTCCTTCAAAGAAGATAACTCGCAAAACGCCAAAGACACATGGCGAGTTAACCAAGAGAGAAATAAAGAAAGCCCGAACCAAAAAATATAGAAAAGGGCGAGTAGATAAGTTTTAAAGATATACAGGTAACGTGTTGAGTATAAACAACCCAACTACTAATTTCATATTATCTAAAACTAAGTCATCAAATCCTTCAACTCTTTTTTTGTGATATGCTTTTGAAAGTGTAGAATGTAACATATATCAAATATATAGGACTCTTCTCCGCCAGATTCAATATCCATGTCTAGTATATATTTTATACAGAACTCTGGTGTCAGTGTCTGTGTTACCAACAGTATTTTTTCATCAAGCGTGCTGACATTTTCCTCAAGAATATCAATAGAATATTTGTTGTTAAGTAAATCGGTATTCGTGATCTTCATTTACAATTACAATTATAATGAAAAATACTATGTTTATATTACAACATAGTATTTAATACATATATTCATTTGTGCCGTTATTATACAGTTATTTTTATTTTTATTTTTATTTTTATTTTTTAATTAGTGATAAGTTTTGAACATAACCACGTTCCAACAAGTATCCACATGCCTTCAATAACAGTTCCTCCTTTCGAAAACACCCATCTCATTGCAATGCAATGCGGCGATGAAATTAGGAATGGGGATATGATAAACCCATACAAGGATGATGCCGCACAGTATCTTACATACATATGAGCAGTAACATAGTGTAGAAGTATCCAGAACAAGTATACGCCTGATACCCTGTATACATACTTAGCATATGGTGACATGTGAGGAACCACTCTTTGTATCATATTTGGTTGCGGAACTTCATTAACAATTTCTACCCCTGGTTCGATTTTTATTCTAACATTCTCCATTCGTTGTAATTGTTCCTCGGGATCTGGTTCTGTGCTGCTGATACTGATGACATCTGCGTTGTCGTCAGTATCTTTAGAACCGGCCCTGCTGCGTTTTCTATATCTCGGCGGTGCCATATTATAATCAGGTGTATGAATAGGATAAGTATGTTCTTGACAATGATCTATACTTAGATGAATACTACTGGTATCTGTAGTATGACCCCTTTCAATTTTACATTGTCGATTATGTTGTTTAGATTGCATTCTGGTTGTTACCATAAGAAATATTAGTATTGTAGTATTTTATTATATTTTACAAAATCTTCTTCTATAAATAAAGTTCTCATGACAAGTAAATATACGCTCCTTCTCTATCTCCTTCTC